TTTTAGGGTCGCCCTGGCGTTGTTCCATGTGTTTCGGGTTGTACATCTTCTTGTGCGCGGCCCACAACTCCGGAGCTCCGACTCTAAAATTTTTCCTGATGTTTCCCTTGTACCAAAACACACAATCTGTGATTTTATTACTCTTCACCGTGTTGTCGAGCACCAGACATTCGTAGTTTTCTGTACACGCGTCCATCACTTTATTGAACATGTCAAACGATGGGAAAATACCAAAGAATGATTTGTAGAGTTTTTCTCTGTTCTGTATGATGTTCTCACGTAAAATAAATACATAATCAACATTTGCTCTAAGGGCTGGTGGCAAGTCCATACAATACTGCATCGTCAACATGAAGAAGATTTTCCAATGACGACCATTCATGAAGCACTGGCGAATGCACGTGTCTTTTAAGAATTTGTTGTCATACATGCAATCATCTAGGAGTAGAAAACACCCACAATTATCTTTTCCAGCGCTCACGAGTTTTCTCTGACGTTCAATGGCTCTCTCGATGGCTTCTTTGTCGTAGTCTCCGTAGATGAACAGGTCGGGGACGTGTTTTGAATAATAATGATTGCCTTCTTCTGTTCCAGATAAAACGATTCCAACTGGGAGATGTTTTTTGTGATATAAAATATCCGCCACAAGCGTGGATTTGCCCGTACCTCTTTTACCTATGAACACGCAGACCTTGTCATCCGCCATAGTCTCGGGTTTGAACTTCTTCAACTGAAGATTCATTCTGTTATAAGTGACACTTTTTGTTTATGAAAATTTTACCCACTTATATCAGAGATGTCGTTGAAATTAGCGGCCACTGGAGTGAATGACACCTGGTGCACAGGACAACCCAGCTTCAGTCATTTCCTGATGAATTTCAAAAGACACACCAAATTTGCACAAGAACGTGTGGAAACCCCTTTCGACGGAGACATCGATTTCGGACAGGAAGTGTCCTGTAGGATTCCGCATAACAAGGGTGACCTCGTACGAACGTTGTCTTTAAAGATCACGTTGTCCGATCCCCAGCCAGATGGCGCCGTGAACGACGTGTACTGGCCTCCTTCCGTGTGTAGTCACCTCATCGAGTACGCAGACCTTTTGATTGGTGGTCAGACCATTCAGCGCATCACGGGTGAATACATATACATGCGACAGCAGTTAAATAACAACGACGACGACGTCAACCAAACGGTGTACTTTCTCACCGGACACGGCGATTTCCTCCGTTACTCTGGAAATAACACGTACTTCCTCGACCTCCCATTCTATAACTACAGAACCCCAGAGCTCGCGATTCCGTTGTGTTGTCTGACGAAACAACTCGTCGAAGTTCGCTTGAAGCTTCGGCCCCTGTCGGAGATGATTTTCCTCGGCGCCCCCGTGGGTGCATCGGCTAAAATCGTCAATATTTCTTTGGATACTGATTTTGTTTTCATCACCGAAGATGAAAAAAACTTTTTGATGACTCGTCCAGTGGAGTACGTCATCACGCAGTTGCAGCTTTCAAAGTTCGTCATGAGGGATGGGTACGATAAAAAATCAATCATGTTAAATTTTAAACATCCAGTGAAACAAATGTTTGTTGTTTCACAAAATGATTTTTCAAAATCTTTGAACATTCCAACAGATTTCAATACAATCAAAAATCTCAAACTACGTTTCAATGATAAAGTGGTGTTCGACCAAAACAATAAATTTTTAACGTACGAACAATCTTTGAAATATCACGTGAATTGTCCGGTGATTTCGAAGAGCACGTTCTACATGAATCCAAACACAGACACCTTGGCCGCTTACACAATAAAGTCAGATTTCGCCATGTATTCGTGGTCACTTTACCCAGAGAGATATTACCCAACAGGTCAGGTGAACATGTCTCGCATCATACACAAAGTTTTGGATATTGAAATAACACCATTGTATTCAGGTTACGATAACGAGGTACGCGTGTACGTGGAAAATTATAACGTGCTGAGATTTGAGCATGGATTGGCGGGTTTAAGATATTAATCTACTCGTATTATAGGAATGGCTGGGAGAATTCAATTGGCCACCACAGGCCCTCAGGACCAGTTTTTCACTTTAAACCCTGAGTACACGTTGTTTAAAGAGAATTTCAGAAAACATTCAAACTTTAGCACCGAGTTCGTGGACATCGAACCCAATCAGGCAGTGGACTTTGGGAAAACGATTCGATACAATATACCATCGAACGCTGGAGATTTGTTGAAGACGTGTAGTCTTAATGTCAAGCTTCCCGCAATAAATCAAACGAATGTGGGATACATAGAATCCATAGGACACGCATTGATTGAATACGCAGATTTCATCATCGGTGGTAAAGTGGTGCATCGAGTGAGTTCGGATTGGTTTCAAATCTACAGCGAACATTATTTCACGCAGTCCAGACAGAACGCCCTGTACCAATTAGTCGGTAAATATCCAATCCGTACCGCGGGGACACGTTCGAATGATAAATTCATCTTAGGGTATCTGGGCGCATCCACATCGGACGTAGACCTTTACATCGACATTCCTTTCTATTTCTATCGAGAGCCCGAACTCGCGGTGCCTCTCTGTGCTATATGTGATTCACAGGAAATTGAGATAGAGATAAAATTCAGAAAATACGAAGACCTCGTCGTGAATGTCAGTGATGGAAGTTTACCCATATTGAATAATTCTTTGACTTTTAAGGAAATTAACCTCCAGTGCGAGATGGTATTTATCGACCAAGTTGAAAAAATTAAATTTAAGAAAACCCCCAAAGATTACTTGATTACTCAGAATCAAGAAGATATTTTTTCAGTTCCAAAAGGACATAATACGGCGAAATTTAATTTAAGTTTCACAAATCTCGTGAAAGAGTTATACTTTGTGATTCAATCCAAAGGTGCTCGAGTTTTTGATTTCGACAACTATCGTGAAATCACCGAAGATAACAAACACGTCCTCTTCGAACACTTGAACTACTTGAAACTCACCCTGGACGGGGAAGAAGTGCTCACTGAAAAGACGGGAAAAGCCGTATTCCTGAAAGCCATCCAGGCCAGCATCCATCACGCGAAGACGCAGCTCATTCGTAGATTCTACAGCTATAGTTTCAGTCTTGAACCCGAAAAACATTACCCAACAGGGCAAATAAATTTCAGTGTCATCAAGGACCAAGTTTTGGAACTAAATCTGAATACAAACACAATCAACGACCGAGAAGTTCGTGTCTACGCCAGGGCATACAACGTGCTCCGCGTGGCCGAGGGAAAGGCGCAACTTATTTTTGGTAATCAGTATTAATGAAAACTGGATTTGGAGAATCATCTGGTGCCTATGAAGAACGACAATTAGAGGCAATCACCGACATATTGATTCCCGTTTTGGAGAAAAGTATGTTATTGGCGTGTAAATATTGTAGAGCCTGTGGACGTGACGTCGTTCTGTCCCAGGACGTTGAATACGCAGCAAAGTACTGCGCCATGAATACCGTGGGTCAGGATATCGGAACGTCCATCATCGAGGACGAGGACGAGGACGAGGACGAGGAAGAGGAAGAGGACGAGGACAGCAGCGTGGAGAGCGTGGACGCCGAGGATTGTCCCCTGTTCGTCAGGTATGAAGGAACTGACCCCATGATGCAGGCGGTGAACGATGCCCATGACAGATGGAGTGCGTGGGAGCCGACAAATCCCGTAGAAATAATGTTAAAAAATGCTATAGATAGAGGAGATGGCGCGGGAACCACTGGAGGGATGGAGTTCTAATGAATTTAAACCTATCTTAGATGATGATTCCTCGTCATCATCATCATCATCATCTGACTCCGATAGTGATGAGTCAGATTCAGATGATGAAGAGTTACAAGCTCCCAGGGGGATATCAGGCACGTGTAAATTTAAAAAAATTGTCATCGAAGAAGAGCTTTTACCAGAATAATTTTCTGACTTTATATTACAAAAACATACCATGGCTGCTGTCATGTCTAACGCCAACGTCCCGAAGATGAACGCGGCCCAGGAGGTCGCGGTTGTCGAACCGGCTGTGCTCGGTCAAGTGACCGAAACGCTCGAAGTTGTTTCCAAGCAGCTCGAATCTCAATCCCTCAACGCGTTGACGCAAGGTTTCTTCTTCGCGGCGGCGCTTTCTTGGATGGATGTCTCTCGTTGGGTCATTGGCCAATTCGTCAAGGGTAACAAGAACGGCGGTGTCCCGCTCACGTTGACGGCGGTTGCCACCACTTTGTTGTCCATTCTCGTGTTCTTGATCATCTCGACCATCAGCCCGCGCGTGGCTAAGCCGACGGCGCCGGTGTACGCGGTTGTGGGCGGCCGATAAACATTATCAACAGAATACCCACTACAGCAATAAATACAATAGGAACCCATTTATAAAGGTCCTCCTCCTTGATGATTATTTCAGGTTTGGGGACATTTATTGGTGGCGGTAACTCGAATTCTTGTGGAATCACGTCTCTCGTGAGATTTTCCAACCTATCAGTGGAACACATGATTTCAAATTTCAACACATGTTCTTGATTTCTGAAATCGTAGGGTATTAATTTTCCATGACTCATGTAAAAAAATTCAACGCGTAACGTGTCGATGACTTTTTGTGGTCCGGCGTGAAATTCATGCACGAGGGGGTCATCGGCGGCGTGGAAATCAATGTAGTCCCCCCCATTCAAAAGAATGTGACCGGTATAAAACGGCGTGCCCGTGTAGACTTGTTTCGTGAAATCGTCCGAACCCGCCGTGAGTCTCACGAGTAGAGAGTTCGGCCCTTCTAAGTTCACTGGACCACTGATGATTTGATAATTCGCATTTGAACTGAAGTCATTTGAGTTAAAACCCAACACCTGATGAGGTGTCGTCGTGTCCGACACGTTACTCGAGTACCCGTTTGTTCCTGAATAGAAATGTAAACTGAAATGTCCACTTTGTTCTGTGTTTGAAAACAACAACGCGTCCACGTCACTGACATACGTCACAGAATCGATGTTAGACGTCGGTGGTGCGAGTGCCGTCTGTAATTCGGACGCGAAGTTTGTTTTGTTTGATATATTTTTTTGTGTCAACGTGACGTCTGTTCCGTCTACACTGAAAGTTTTATTTGTGTCACAGATGACGAGTTGTGGCGTTGGAATTCGTGCTGAGATGAGTGAAATTTTCGACACGTCGTAGATTGGGTTTTCCAACGACACGACATAGCTATTGGCGTAGTTGTAGAGATTGGCATCTCTCTGACTACTATCTATGTCTAAGGTATAGACCTTCATTAAAATTAATGTACATAATTTTAATGAGTGTTTCATTCTAATAAAAAAACTAAATTTAGCAAATGCTTTGAGCGAACGGGTTGTTCATCAACTGCTTCTTCGTGGTGTTGAGACTCTCCGGTGTGGCGTACGGGTTTTCATACCCCTTGTACGAGTTGAACTTGTGGTAATCGGCGTTCTTGTACTGCTGCATCCACCCCCCATTCATCGGGTTCACACGACCATCCACTCTGGTCTGGTCCATGCGCACCGACGTCAACTTCCCACCCTGCTTCAAAGGACTTTCTCTGACGTTCATCCCCCCTCTATTGGGCATTCTGTTCGCCTGTCCTCTCTTATCTTCTGGGCGGAAACCATATTGCATCAACGACGCGTGGTCCCGCGTCGT